GCCATTATATATTTCCTTTAATTAAAAAAGGCAGACACCACTAATATGTGGTAGCCTGCCAGATAAGATTGTTTAAGCCTTAGAACGATTACGAATCATAGCTAAAATGTCTTCAGCCCGTTGGCTTGAAGGTTTAGCTTCTACTGACGCGGCTGCTGGGGCTGGAGCAGCCGCGACCTCAAAAGGGACATCATCATCCTCAATTGTAGTTGCTGGCTTAGCTGCAGGAGCACTAAATGTAGTCTTGGCTGCAGGAGCAGCAGTTGCTGATGGTGCTGCAGTAAAACCACTTGGCTTGAAGTATTGACCCCAGCGTTCAGCATCATATGCTTCACCATCAACAGATGCTTCAAACATCTCCTTGATGACTTTTAGTTCAACATCATTAGGCTTCTTTGGTAAGAAGTCAACTAGATTGAATAGACCATATTGGTCAATTGCAGCAGTTTCTGCAGCAGTTAGTGATGATTCCTTACGGGCCCACTTACTAGTGCTATAATCTGCGAAGCCACCCTTTGCACCCTTAGTGACGGTGAAGTCTAGTCCACTTTCATAATCAGTGGGTAGATTTTCAAGATCAGGATCCATTAGAGCACTTTTCACTAGATTGAAAATCTGTGGACTAATGATGAAACGACGAATTGGATTCGCTGGTGCGCGGTCATCTGTCATTGGATTTTCACGAACGAAACCCTGGAACAGATAAGACTTCTTCTTCCAGTATTGACGGCCCTTCACTTCAAGACTAGGATCCTTGAACCAAGGACGAACTTCAGATAGAATTGGACATGGAGTGTCACGACCATACATTTCCATACATGGGATTTGTACGATTGTTGGACGACTATTTGCGTCACCCTTGATACCAGAGAATGGGAGACGAATTAGTGATCGTTCAACCCAAAAGAATGTGTTATTGTTGTCAGCATCGGGCAAGAAACGAATTTTCGTACTTGTACCTTCTGCAATGTTCCATAGTGGATAGATTACTGACTCACCTGTTGATGAGTTGCCACCTTGTGGCTTGTTGTCGCTAGCTTGGAGCCGAGCGCGAATTTCTGCGAGAGTTGTTGCCATGATAGTATTTCCTTTTATGTTATGTTAAATTAAGATGGTCTTAGTTTTGTGCTTAATCAATACACCAGCACAACGCTAGTATACGATACTTTATTTATCTTTGCAATAGAAAAGGCAGAAATAATTCTGCCTTTTTGTTTAACATAAATTTTGAGGATTACCTTAGGCCTGCCAACCGTTTCATTGAATTGATATCTTCATTCTGTGGATGGGGTTCTGCTGCCTCACCCGTTGATACCGGTGGAGTTGGTACAGCGGCTCCATTATCAGGAGTACTGTTGATATCTGGAATCGGATCTAATGATTGGGCTGGTGTTTGATGTTGCTCTATCCATTGAATTACCAATGGGCGGGCATCAGCATCAGAATCTCCCCTTCTGCTTAAATCCAATATGTCACTGAATAGGGCATCATCCTCAATGGTAGCATTCAGTGCATTGATAGCATCACTACCATCTATACCTACGGCCAATGGTTCTTTCATTAATTCTTTTAATTCGGCCATTGCACCATCGGAGATTGAATTACCGTCTTGGTTATTGTAATCATCATCAGTGATATCATCTGCCCAATCATCAAACTCTCTGATGTATTTGTTTTCATTTGCTTGTTGACGGCGTTGATGAGCCTGATATACATAGGGTAATGCATCAGTCATACGATCATCAAACATTTTTTTCATGAATCTTTCTTTCAAGGATTCAAGATCAATGTCAGTAGTGTCATGCGGTTGTTCAGGCATAAAACTTTCAGCATATTCTTTATATCCTCGTCCACCACCTAATTTCTTTAATCCACTATTGAGTTCATGATATCGTTCGGCTGCAGCCTCACACATATTTTTAGTTTCTTCGTCTTCAAACATACGATGTTTTGTTCCGCGAACAAATGACCCAAGTTTTGACATTTCCTCAACCATATGAACAATGTGTTGACCTAACCCATCATGCACTTGCCCACCATGTGCTATGTGTTCAGCCATTGCTCTTCCTGCACTTAATTTCTTAAATGGCATACGGAAGCGTTCTCCTTCTGCTGTTTCAATAAACATGCTATCAATTTTTCTAGACCTAGCGCCACGCACTTCATCATTAATAACATCGCTATGTTTAACCACTAGTCTGACAGGACCCATATCTTGATAGCTAGTACGACTATTACCGTGCAACTTGCTTTCTGTCACTGGTTTTTCACTAGCAGTGAACACATCGGAAGATTTAGATGCTTGTTCTACATCTCTGATATTAAGATTATCTCTATTGATATCTCTGGTGTCAAACTTTAGCAAGTTGCGTTTAGCAAACAATCGTAGACCGCGTAAGAAATCAAACCATTCTTTTTGTTCTATGCCTTTGATTTTTTCACTCAAGTTTTTGCTGAAGTAAACTTTCAAACTGGTTTCATCAGCAAGGCTTAAAGTAATGTTACCGTAATTCTTTTTAGCTGAACTAATGTAGTCAAAGTTAAAGAACCTGGCTTGTTCAGCATCAGTTGTATCTTTAGCTTGTTCGTCACCTAAAGTAACATGTTCAAATCTACTGCGAATTTTATCAAACAATAACTCTGCTATTTTTTCAATATTTTTCATGGGATGCCAACCTTGCTGGGTAATATAGTATTTATGACATCATGATAAAGGGCATCGGAGTGATAACCTCATCAGTCTCGTCTCTGAGTCTAGAATCAAGTGTAGAGTCAAAATTTTGTAGTAATTGCACGATTCTGATTGCTAGTAGCATACTCATTACCAAATCGTCCTTTTCTCCAGGTTTAGCAGAGAAACTACCGCCACTTGCAACGAAATTCTTCAATTCACTGATAAGATTGCCACTGTTTATTGTTAGTTTCTTATACTCAACCATGTTCTTAAACTTGGCACATGCAGCAATTTTACTTTTATTAGTGGTAGTGAACCCTTTTCTTTTTCTACCTTGTCCGGCTTTTGATGGTTCTGATAGAAAGGTTCCACGAATATGTTCCTCGCCGACTTCAGCTATTGATATTAATGCTGCCTCGCCTAAACTATTATTTTCAACACTGTAATAGATATTATTTTCGTTTCCGATTTGTTCATGAATGTAATTGCAAATTTCTTTTACTACATTTATTTGGGATTTAACTGGAGTACGATTATGTTGCCATTCAGCTACTTGAATACAGCTAGGCAATTCAAGAACTTGAATAGCTGCATTATCGCCACCAGTACCTAGACTTGGATCAAGAGCGACAACATATGTTTGTCCTCGTTTTGGTTTTGCATACCATCTAATTTGACCTTGTTTTTCAAGTGGAGGAGTAGCAACCATATCTACTAGATGACTTGCTCCAATCAAGGTTTCATCAAAAATTAAAAATTCACAATCGTGCTCGCGGCGGAAGCGATCTTCACCGATTCTTGATTGTTCTTCTGCTGCCCATTTTTCATCTCTATCTGGATGTTCATTCCAATAGGATCTGAATGCACGAAATCCATTTGTTCCTAATTCAGTTGGATTACCATACGCATCAATACATTTATTAGCTTCTTTCCATATAATAGAAAATTGGTCTTCGTCTGAGTTAGGGGTACTAGTAATAATAGCTTTACCACCAGTACTTAATGTGGGTGAAATGCTTGTCCAAAATTCACGGGCGATAGTAGGACGGACATATGCAAACTCATCCGAATAGAGTAATGAAATACTCATACCCCGTCCAGTTGTTTCTGTAGTAGTTTGCGCAACAATTCGTGATCCGTTATCAAAGTCAATAGAACCTTTATTGTAACTAGTTGCACCGGCTCTAATATGATCTGGTACTGATTCATACCCATATCTGATACGCTGCATGATTTCTTGAGCACCAGTATATTTGTGAGCAGCAACTAGAATAGTGCTATCTGGTATAAACATTGCTCTCCATAACAAGTATCCTGCAGCACTAGTTGTTTTACCCGTTTGACGAGGCATTAAGCTTACACTAAAGCGATAGTTATGATAGGTATCAATTAATCTATCTTGGTATTCAAATGCCGAGTAGTGTATTCTTCCACGAACTGGATGTTGGATGAAGAAATAATTATTCATGAAATACTTTGGTCCTGTAACAGGATCAGCGCATTTCGCTACTTCAATAATCTGTTGTTCAGTGAAGGTCTCTACTTGATTTGCCCGTTTGACCAGGGCTATTTCTGGTTTACTCATATATATGAGTACTTATTCAACGAGATTCGGTTGTATCAAAAAGAGACTTAACAAAAGTATTAGTATCTTTTACAAGTGGATCATTAGTAGTTGGGATACCAACTAGTTGTTGTAATTGTTGTAAATCTGCTGAGTCAAGAACAGCGTCAGGTATAGCAGACTGAGAGAAATTGCCTGCTGTGATCCTATATTGTTTAATCATCGTTTATCTTTACGATGAGATGGTCTAGTCATCAATTTTTTCATATATTCAGGAGTGATAGTGCCGCCACCTATTGGACTAGCACTATCATTAGCAACTGGATTGTTACTACTTTCTTTGTAAGGTTGCTGAAAACGAAGTTTGTGTTCAGCTTCTGTCAAGTACTCCTGAAAAGATTTCATTTTTTGATTTTATGAGTGGTGACATTACCTTTCCATGCTGGTAGCTTAATGTCATTTGATTTAGCTGCTTTCTTTTCAGCAGATGGTTTCGCATCCTGAGAGGTATCATCTGATTTATCTAAGTAGCCATGTCCCTTAGGGCCAGCCTTATGGATTTGTCCAGCCTTAGTAGTAATTATCTTACCACCTTTAGAAGTCTTGGACACATCAGCAATTTCATTCGTCATTTTAATGCTATCAAGTTCTTCCATCAAACGCTTTTCAATGCGTTGGAGTTCAAGTGATTCAGCAGTAGCTAATGAACGAGTTAGCGGATTAGCAGCACGATTGGCAGTTGCAGGATCTTGCTTCTTGATTCTATTTAAATCATTACCTTGTTGCATTTGAGTTGACACAGGTTGAATTTCTGGTTGTGGTTCATTTGCATATTCTTCTTCAACTGACACTTCAATTTCTGGCTCATGCTGTTCTGCTGAACCGCCAGCCATGCCAGCTAGTTTTAGTATTTGAGCTAATTGTTCTGCAGCTTCACCTTGTGCAGTGACAGTAAGACTTTTGCTACCTGTTTGGGTATCAAGATTACTACTGATGTTCATTCCTGATTCTTGGGCAGGCCTTACTTGGCCGGCCATTGCTTGGTCCCAGCATTCTTCCAATGATTCATTTGATTTAGCATCTTTGTTACGCTTCCAAGCAGTTGCGTATAGAACACTCATGCCTTTATCTTTACCGTATTGTTTGATAAAGCGTTCTTTGTTAGACTTAATCCAATCCTCTTGACCAGGAGCAGCAACTTCATCAACTACTTCTTCTTCATTGATGCTTTCTTCAACTTCTTCTTTATCTTCGTCCTTAGACTCTTCCTTAGAGTCGTCCTTCTTCAAATCTTTTGAGCCTTTACCGTCAGCAGCAAAGTCTGGTACTTTTTTGCCATCAGGACCAGTTACCATTTTCATATCCTCATTGAGAATATTTTGTTTAGGTTCAATGTCTGAGAATAGTTTTAAAATTTTAGAGAAGTCCATTTTATTTCTTTCTTTTTATAGTGGGGATAGAATTTTGATAACTGCCAACTGGACTTATTTTTCCTTGAGGCGGTGGGGTGTTGACTGGAGCAGCTTCTTTTGCAGCGAATTCATATTTGCGTGATACAAGTTCTTTGAGCATACTATCTTTACGCTGTTGTCCAACAAGTGCTTGTGCATCTGGGATATCTTCTAGTTCAGCTTGTGTTAAAACGGAACCATTTTTATCCTTCTTTGATGGCATAGTAGGAGTGCGTAGCATATCTTCATTCTTTGTACGAACCAATACACTATTGCGTGGAAGATTTAACTTTTCTGCTACGACCTGCAGTACCTGATCACTGGTAGTTGGATACTTCAATGATACCTCAATGACATGACATTCACATGGTCCCATTGTTGGGAAATCAATATGTTCTTGTACTGGCAAGCGGCGAGGTTTTCCTACTGATTCAACTGCATAAGCAGATAGAGCAGTAGTTAGTTGTTCGCTGATTTGTTTGTCAAGATCGCATCCAGCTAGCCTGATACTGAACTCGTATATCTTGTTCATTTCTTGTAAATATTGAGTGAATGGTTTCATGCGTTTAATCCTATTAGTAATATTTATGTTATTGTATAGACTTTATGTCTTTAGAGCCTGCAAGAATTTGTCTTAGCAACTCATTACGATCTAAAACAACCGCATGACCATCAAATGACTGAGAAGTGTCATCTTTTGTATTTGAATCTTTTTTAATCTGGTAATCTAGTTTAGCTTTTTGTAATTGAAGATTTATCATGCGTAACTTCTTATCCATTTTAGCTGTTTTTGCAGTAATTGCATGACCTAGTAATACACCAGCAGTTTGAAGAATAGTTCCGCTGAATCTAGCCTCTACATTCATACCGAGGTCAATCAAGTCATTAAATTTATCAGTTGCTAGTTTTGCTAGTTCATCTAATTCATCGTCACCGGTATCTAAATCTCTAACGGTGGGTAATGCTAGATCAATTTTATCAATTGCCTGATCTATATCAACCATCAAATTTTTGTTTTCTTCAATAAATGCATTTACATCCGGATCAGTGTTATCTGATTCTTTTGGTAAGTCAAAAAGGGTTTCAAGTTTACGAGTCATATCTTATTTAGAATAAAAATAAAGTGATTAACGCTTTGTACCCTGGAAGATATCATGTTCTGTAACTATCCGGAATTTCATGCCATGTGCTTGACAAAATGCTCTAGCAGCAGTCCATTTTGCCATATTTAATATTACTGCTGCTTTATCACGAACACTTTTTGCAGTTTCAAGTGTAGTTTCTTTAAGAGGTTTAATTTCAATTACCTCAGCATGTTTTTGTTGTTGAGCATCTATATACACCATCATAAAATCAGGGATATAAATTGTATTCTTACCACTTAATGGATTTCTATATGGTATCATGAATGGTTCACTTGCCCATTGTAATACTGCTGGATTATTATCGCAGAAGGTCATGAATGTCATTTCCCATGAACTACGATAAGTTGGCATTTTTTTACCAACATACTTTTCCATATTCCTTACAGAAAATTTACCTTGAGCATATTTACTCATGGTAGTATCATTCTGGCAACATATTTACTAACAGTAGGGTTATTGTTTATACCAAGGTAACTAGTACCAACTCTGTTTAAATTTAAAAACTTTACTAGATAGGAAGTAAGCTCAGGCTTCTGTAATCTAGCAAATTTTTCTAGTGTTGACATTGGATCAATATTTTGTGCAAGACTTGTATAAATCACTGCACTAGCTATTAACCTGGCGGCTTCTTTAGAATCAGCTATTTGTTCCAAAAATCCTATAACTGCAGCATCTATATTTGGTGATACAATAAAGTTTGGTTTAAAATAGTTATTAAAAAATGTTTGAGTACTGACAGTTGAGTTAAGATTTATTGGTGATAAGTTATTGTTTGTAATCATTGATATCCTCCAGCCGCATCTACTTCAGCTTTAGTTGTTTGTATTTTAGTAACAAGCCCTGATTTAATTGCAGTATAATCCGCAATAAGTCCTTGTTGATCTGATTTTGTATCTGCCAAATGTGTTAACTGTTGATTTAGTTGTGAAACCAATGCTTGTTTTCCTGGATTAGAATCTGATAATGCCAATGCTGCTTGATATTGAGTATTAATTTGAGAAATTGTGATGGTGGTATTTTCTATTGAATTTGATAGATTAGTTAACCCAGTCTCTGTTCTAGAAAGATCATTATTCAGTTGGGTGAGATTATACTGAATATCACTGCTTCTATTAGTATTAATTGACCCTTGATTTTGGTCAGCAGATGATGCTGTTTTTCTATCATTTGCTGTTACTAATACCTCAGTGCTATTTGGACTAATTTCATCTGGCATCATAGGATTATAATTACTTGGAGCCCTAGCAAGTCGTTCTTGTTCAGCTACTGCCTCATTAACTCCAGTAGCGTCATCTTGTTGATATCCGGAATTTCTAAATACTGCTTGATCAACCCCAGTAGCGTCATCTTGTTGATATCCGGAATTTCTAAATACTGCTTGATCAACCCCAGTAGCGTCATCTACAAATGAATTTCTAAATACTGCTTGATCAACCCCATCGGCATTAGAATCTGCGTCATTTGGTACACTGTACGGATAAGAAGAATTACCTGATACTATTTGATTAGGATCTATTACTTCATTCATGGGATTAGCTGGAGGAATAGTTTGTGAGGCTTTATTAAATGTACTAAATGAACTCCCTTGTCCCAATGTATGTACCATATCACTTGCATTAACAAATGGTACTTTTCCTCTCAGAGGACTTGCAGTTTTATCATAATGTAACTGCGCAAATCCCTTAACAGTATTACTAGACACATCTCCGTAATTATATAACACAGATTCATATTCAATAGTCATGTCATGAGTCAATAGTGAGTCACCAGTAGTTTGATCATGTTGCCCATGTCTGAAACTTCTTATTAGTGGATTTATTAAAACATATTCACTGAATTTTTTATGATGTAAACTATATATACGGATAGATTTCAAATATGGAATTGAATTTCGGTTGCGTGGTGTGAATCCCCAACCTGGAGTGAACTCACTGGTAGTATACTTGTGATCCTTGAAATATATTTCTTCACCATAATCTGCATCTCTATAATAATAATTATAGTAATCAAACCAAAAATTTCTAATAATATCGGCACTATCATCATGAAAAGATGCATTTATATTATCATACTTTATTTTTGATTGAACAATATTAGGTCTGTTATACGCATTATGTATTTTTGTATCAATACTAAACTTAGGTAAATCAATTGACTTAACTAATAGTCCTATTTCTTCTTGATTATTTGGATTGCTAGGGTCAGCCCTTTGTGCTTCAGTGTTTATATCAAAAAATACATGAAATAAGAATCCAAATTTTGGAACCAAGTTAAAGTTATCCGCGACATATAATTGACTCGCGTGTTTATAATCACGAAGGATAGGATTGGTAATAGTAGTTGCCATATAAGTATTCAGTTATAATATTTATGACGAGGAAAAAGGGACCTTAGTCCCTTTTGTTAAGAATATGTAATATTAAGTTGCAACAACATTTATACTGCGTCCAATTGGAGTACCAACACCAGTACCTAGTGGGGTTTGTACTGCATTATCAAACATCATAGTCAATGAGATTTGAACTGGATCATTGGAACTGTAGTTGACTTCATTGTAGTTAGCTTCTTTTAAATAGCAGCCGTATAGTTCCCAGCTTTCTAAAACTATAGGAGCATTTGAACCATTGCCACCATCTAGCATATCACAAAAAGTTGTGAATTTATAATCAATACCGCTTGATGCTGAACTTTGTTCCATGAAGTCAAATTGCTTCTGTAATTGCTGACCTACGAGACGGGAAACATTGCCAACTGCATCATCTCGTAATACTAAAGCTACTGAGCCCCATTCTGGTTTACCAGCAAGTCTCACTATACTGTTATATACATGAACACTAATATCACCAAATGATAATGATGGCCGGGCAAAACTAACAACTTGCTTAGTAAGTTCAACTGTATCAGAATCTACAGCAAATCCCGCAAAAGTTACTCTGAAACGATATCCCAACTTGGGCATTAACATACCCTGTGAGGTGGCACTTGAGCCAAATTCTGGTAAGGGTACTGTAAATTTTGTTAGCGATGCAACGGACATGTCATTCTCCTAGACTAATAAAGTATTTAGCATTCCGCAAGGAAAATAACATATCAAGATATCTTAATTAACGATGTATATTATTACAAAAAGTAAAGGGCACCTAAGTGCCCTTTACTTGATACATTACTGATTATGCAATACCTCTTGCGGCATCACCTGGATTCCTCAAGCGAATTGGTAGGTAAATAAATTCTACGGCCTTCATTGGCTCAATTGCAACATCAATATACAATTCATTGCGAGCAATTCGTTCAGGAGTGTTATTGCTGGTATCACAAACTACCAAGTAATCATAGATTCCGCGTTTAACAACTAACTCATTGAATAATTTTTCAACTACTTGTTTAGCTTGATCCCTGGTAACCTTATCATTGGGTTCAAACAAGAACTGGTTTGTTAAACCACGTAATACAACACGAAGATAATTTACTAAGCGAGCTACATTCACACGGTCCATTGAACTAGAAATTGCGCTACGAGTCTTTTGCCCGTATGCAACGGGACCAATTCCAGTTAGCATTGTGATTGGATTAATATTTATTTCATACAATGTATCACGCAAATTATTATTAATTCCTGCACGAACGAATGCTCCACTATCAGCATTTACATAACCGATAGTCGTAGCATTATCAATTCTACCACGGGTAGTTCCTGCAGGAGCAAACCATTGATAACTAATATCATCACTATGCAAGAATGTTCGCAACATCATATGGCTAGCTGGTACAGCAATTTCATTGCCACCTAGATCATTAGATAATCCACCAGGATAATATAGACCAACATATTCATTTCCATTTCCATTTGTAGCATTGAAAGATGTTAAGCTAGTACTATTTGCTGCCAATGTAATTGGAAGATCACCAATGATAAATCCAGTATTGGCACGATCACTGTTTAGGGCCATTAAGTTAGGAATTAATTCATTGTACCCTGGGCAGACGATTAGATTAAAATTATAACTTTCTTCTCTAACATCAGTGTTTGCATCTACTGCTGCTTTGAGAGCAGTTACTACTACTTGTCGTTGAGAATAATGACCCATATATGGTGAACCATCATTTTTTAATCCAGTTGCAGATACCCATGTTGATTTTTGTGTTGGTAGAACACCATCAGGGAAAGAAATTTGATTGAAATAATTATTCATAAATTTCTTTACATTGTATCCACTACGACGAGTATTGAATAACAATGTACCACGTGGATACAATTGAGCTGGGGGTGCATCAAGATCAATATAATTACTTGTTTGCAATGTTACAATATTAGGTAAAGCACCAGTGATAGGATCAACACCTGTACCATTGTCCCATCGTGCATCTGCAAAGACTATACCATTTTGACTTTCTCTATCGGTATTATCAATCAACGCCCACGTATTGATTGCAGTACGACGATATAGTCTTGGATAGTTATCTAAATCACCACTATCAAGCCACAAGTCACCTGGTACTAATGCAGTATTATCACTTTGTAAAGTAGGCTCAGTTGGTGTTACAATAACACCGATTGGGTCTGTTGCACCTAGATTATATCCACGTGAATCATTGGCTATATTTTTGTATCCTTTCCATCCAATAGAATCAGAAATCATGATATCAACTGGTAAAGCATCACTGTAATACCATAATGTTTCATCTTCGGGTGCGATGGATGGTTCACTGTCACTGTATGTATATGGTGTTGCAAGAGTCCAATTGGTTAAATTAATCAATCCTGGAACAATGTTAGGTGATACACCTGGAGTTGAAGTTGTAAATCCAGCAATAGTAACTGGATTACGACCTCCACCGGAAGTATTCATCATATTGATAATACCACCAGCACGATGAGTTATTGTTACTAATCCGCTCGTCTCAACTTGTGCAGTAACATTAGGAATGTTAGCATTCAAAATTGATGTTACGAATGCGGCAGTATTTGTGCCTGGAATATTCGCAGTAAACGTTGTAGGAACAGCAGACCCAACAGTAGATACTGATAAACTGAAAGTATCAGATACAGTGAATGGACCTGTAACTGCAGTACCTGTTACTTTAGTTTGTCCAGCAGTGGATAATTTATAAAATTTAAAGCTAACAACTCCGTCATTGAGAACATTATACTTTACAAAAATAGATCCTACACTGATTCCTGCCCCGCCGCCACTTTTATCTAAATCATAGATAGCAGTATAACCAGAAGCGTATAATGGGGTAGCTAAAGTATTCCATGAAACTGTTTCAGAATTATATTGCTTTAGAACTAAATTAACACCAGAACCTTGTGCAGTTGTTTTAACCCAAACACTACCTGATGGTCTAGGAGTGTCATCAGTGAAAGACCACTGTGGTACTTGTGTGAATGAACCGTAACTAATAGCGGCACGATAGTAAGTATTTGATGGTATACCTATTGCTGTTAATGGTGCATTAGTACCGTTAACAATAACGCATGTTCCATTTGCTGGTACTACTTCTGTCGCTGTACCTGCATTTGTTCCAGGACCAGTTGCAGTGAATACAGTTCCGAGTTCATTATCAGCTGCCCCAATATCAGTGAAATCAGTGGTAGCACCTGCATATACAGAACCGTAACCTTTACCCGGACCAGATGCGGT